ATCTTCATATTCGATAATTTCTTCAGCAAAGTAATTTGTTGAATTAATGTTAACGAACTCTGAAGAACAATAGTTCTTACCGGGAGATAAAGATAAACCACATGCAGCACATAACACAGCCCAGGTATCATAGTGAAGAGGATTTGAAGAAAAAGAGATATCATCCCCATTAAAAAGAGGACGGTAACGAGTTAAAACTTGATTCCAAGATAACGGCCGATTCTCATAGATCTCACAAGCAGCCCAAAGCATAGAAGCATTAACTATGCAAAGAACAGGAAAACTTGTTGGAGATCCCATTAGCTGACCCCATTCCTGAATAATTTTCATTTTAAATTCCGGGAATTCAGCAAAATCAAGACCAGTATGACCATTACAAATAGGTTCATAATCGATAATATGACCATTGAGTGTTAATTCAAGAACATTTAACCAAAGGTCCGAAAAGCTTTTATTTTCTCTTAAAGCTTCTATAAATGTATAAGGAAGATCCGGATGCATATTATCCGTAGCGTTTTTGTAATCACCTGCAACTAAGAAGGTTCTTACATCACGAGAATCCTTATCAGAAAACTCCTTGTCCATGCTAAAATCTTCAAATAAACGTACATAATTAAAATAATTTGGCGTATGAAGAATAGTACCGTCATAAACATCGTTTATGTCGTCATCATTATGTCTCTTTCCTATAAAACGAAAAGGACCCTTTTCATCTCTAATTTGGCCATGTAAAACCGGTTGTATAAGACGACCCATTTGGTAAGTCTCAGCATTTCCCATGGTTACGCCTCGGACTTTAAAAGGTTCGAGAACCATAGAATAACGGCAAGCCGTACGCTGACTATCAAGGATACGATAAGTTATATTGTTATTTAACTTTTCTCTTATATCCCGAATGCTAAAGCCAAATGAGAATAAAGGTATATTTTCTTTATAAGAAATGTCACCATAATGATAGGCTGTCATTGAAAGCTCTTCAAATTGCTTTAGAGTCTCTCTAGTCCATTTCTGATCAAAATTCCAAAAATTCGGAGTTTTATTGATGCCAAATTGGCGCCAATAATCTAACCCGGATTCTTTTGTAAATTTATGACAGAAATATTCACTAGAGCCACCTCTAAGGCCAGCGTTTTCAAGACAGGCACCATAGGAGGGAGTTCTCCAAACAGGGATCTTTTCATCAAGGTTCGGAGGATAATAGATTTTTGTCAGTGAACGTACTTTTTGTTTAACTTCAGATAGCATCCATTCAGTATTTGGGTAGGGTTTATAACCATTACCAATCATATTTTGCTGATGATCGACAATAGCTTGTTGTTGTTTAAACAAACTTATAACCTTAGCCGCTCTCTTAGCATTTTGAAGAGACATAGCTAACTGAATTTTACGTTGAGAAGAAATCTTAGACGACTGCAAATATCGCCTAATCCATCCCCCAATAACACCATCTGATTTATCGGTTTCAAATATAAAATCTGGCCTCTTAGGTAATTCACTCAATTTAGTTAGTTTACAGACTAAATACGCAGTATGAAATTTAAATGCGTCTTCGAGTTTATTTATCATAGAGTATAAAAAGTACCTTTTTATAAAATTGTTCATTGCCTTCTGACTAGGGCATCTTCCAGTTAAACAGTACACTGAGTCAAGGACACCAATGTATAATTGTCTAACGCGATCGATATCATC